GTAATTTATCATCATTAATCAATAAATAGATTTTATTATTTTTTATACTAGAACACTTTTCAATTATTGCAGTATCCTCTGTTCCTAAAAGTGGCAACATTGAGTCATCTCTAGCAACAAATGCAATATATTCTTTGTTTTTTTCTAATTTGAAATTAGCATATATATATTCTTGTGCTGGATCAGTTATAAAAGAATTTGTTTTTTTATTATATTTAATCCTAATAACAATTGGAATCTTATTATTTGTATTTGAAACATTATCATCAAAAAAATCATCTGTTAAATAATCAGTATATCCACATACTTGCATTAGTTCTCTATAGTTAGTCATTCCTTTAGAATTTGTTGCAATATT